AACGCCCACACTTTATGGGGATCGTCAGTTGTTTCAGCTTCACCACCACCGGCCGCAAAGTAGAAGTAAGGGAAGTCCAAACATTCAGACTGGTAAGTGTTCTGATTAAAATCAATCCCATAATCCGTGATATTAAAGTTATATAGCACGTTATAATTGCCGGCTAACAGGTCACTCGCGTTAAGAATATCGGTGCTACCATCGTTATAGCCAATTGAGACCATATCGTGTTGACGGTCATAGTTAATGCGGCCATACCCTTTAAGGGGCATAATCTGTTGAACTCGTTTATCGGTAGGCTGTAAGGTAACTCCCGGTAAATAAGGGAAACGAACTAGAATATAATCATGGTCATTCTTCAAGCTCACAATGTTCCAAATATAGACCGTGTTATTAATTTCCTGTACCCCAAACGTCCCACCATGTTGACCATGGACTTGCAACATCACTGACTGCACGGCAAACTTGCTATCCTGTAAAGCAAACATGGTATCACTAGAGCCACTGTCATCACGAGCACGACTAGTTAGGTACTGCCCATTGCTTAAACGTGCCATGTATTGAGTCGCTGAATGAGCCCCATTATCATCAGGACCATAGACGCCTAAATAACTAATCCCGGTGGTGTCTAGCTTAATTTCCGGGTCATCTTGGATATAGTCAGCTTCAATCGTGCCGTGTAAGGTACCGACAGCGTTACTAGCCGCATTAATTAAGTAGCCCGTTTGCTGATAGCTGGTGTCAACCGTGCCATCGGTATTATAACGGCGCCAGATAAAGCCCTTGCTATCAATGTAGGATGAAATATTAGTGCTACCTTCCCAAGCTTGTAAAATTAACCGTTTAGTCTGCGTAGTATCCGTGAAGTTGTTACCGTCAGGGGTTAAAGCGACTGGTTTAATCGAACTAGCGTCCTTTTTAGCTTTAGCAATTGCGCTAGATATACTACTACGCAATTGATCAATTAATGCTGGCGAAGTTGGGTTTAATGTCCGATACTCACCATAAGTAATCACATTGCTTGCTGGTGCATCATCATGTATCTCAACTTGAATAACTTCCGCCAAGATTGTCAAAGTAGGCTCTACATCAAAATTGGCAATATAATTAGTTGTCCCTAGCATAGGCATATCTTCAGGACGCATAAAAGCAGTTGTGATGGTATAAGTGAATTCGGGATGATTATAAATTTTTAATTGGGACTGCGCCCATGACTTCAAGCCACTAAGATTGCCAATGTTTTCGTTGGTTATTTTCAAAGTTCGATAAGGTTGCCCGCTACCTAACCAGTATGCTTGAGCATCGGTATCGTAAACGTATGGTGAATTATTATTAACGGCTTGGATTGTGGCACCATTTTGGCTAATCGGGTAAATTCTTGTGTACAACGCTTGCCAATTCTGCGCACGCTGGAACCCTGCCAGACCTGCTCGGTATTCAATGGTTCTCCCTTGTGTAGGGTCACCAGTATATTGTGAATTTGCTAGTGTTGGATCAGTGTACAGATTAGTTGACTGATCTGTTAATGTGGCAAAATTACTATTGACAACCGGTTCCAAGTTTTTAACAATATCAACTACTTGCTTTTGGTTACCGTACATGTCGACTTCAATATAAGCTCGCACCTCACAACTAAAGCTAGAGATCATTGTACTGAAAGCATCTTGGGCATTAGATGCACCACTAATGGCAAAGTTAGTTGGACTGTCAGTGGTTAGCCCTAACTCATCAAATTCACCAATCTCCCAACCTGTACCACCTAAAACATATTCCGCAACTTCTTTCAATGTCGGTGAAATCCAAGTCTTATCTTCAATTGAAATTCCTGCTAAATCAAAAGCAAGTTTATTGGCACCCGTAAACGTGGTATAGGGCAGTAATCCATTAGCCGCTTGACCACTATAATCGGTTATATCGGTAATCCGATAACGATAAATACGATTGTCAGGTCCAATCCAGTCAAAAAAACAAGCACTTGTTGGTGTGCTTGCTGGACGATACTTATTTAGGACTGAAAAGGTATTGCTATCTTCCCACAATCGACCATTATCAGTATCCTCAATTTGACAAGTATAAGTATGACCAAAGTAAGGAATACCATGATTGTCTAACGTATAGGAAGCCGTTTCATTCAGACTATTATCATAAATAGTGATCGTTCTCATCAAAAACACCTTCTTAATAAAATACCGACTGATGGGCAATAGACCAGCCCTCAGTCGGATAGAAGCTCAATGTCTTATCAGCAGCGCCTCTTAATGACAGCCCCAATAAATTAGAACCAGGTGCCTTAATTAGGTGATTGTTGCTACTATTAAACAAATTACCATTTTTAGTAATCGTGCCATCACTAGTATTGATATGAATTTCATCACCCGCTTTGGCTATTGGAACTGGTGTTTGTAAGGCATCATTGCCACCATCTATAATGTTATAGACTTTCAGGTCCGTTAGATACATATGATCATTACTGTACCCCTTAGCTGGACTGGCTAAATCTTCAGCAATAGGAAACTTAGCCATGTAGACAGCACAATTAGCTAACTTATGGCCATCATAAGTGCCTTCCGTATCGTTCCAGCTCCCCTTAACTGATGTTGACCAAGCATTTTTGCCACTGTTAACATCCATTTTCATAATACTGACACTATAAAGATGTCCAACTTTTCTGAAAGTAATCGTACCGAAAAAGTTAGTAAAAATGCTTTTATCAGTACTTTGAGGCAAATACTTAGTTGAATATTGGACAACTGATTTTTTCTTTATCTTAACTGTGCTCTTGGACAATGTACCGTTCTTATAGGTTTTTAAAGCCACCTTAGTCGTTTTTCCTTTGGTGATTTTGCCGGTGCCATTATAAATGCCCTTGCGTTGATCATGAGTGCCTATTTCAATCCCAATGGCAATTGCTTCACCATTATTGAGATTATCTTTTAGCATAATTTTCCCCATGCGCAAATTATTTTCATCCAACAGATAAATTTCCAATTTGCCTTGTGCTCGTGGACTACCAACATTCATTTGTAACCTAAGTGAAATTTGCCAATCAGTATAAGCACCAGGGAAAGTATTATGCATCGCACCAGCACCGTTCCACTTACCTGCTTGTAATGGCTTCCCAAAACGGTAAGAACCGTCACTGTTGGTTCCAACGCCAATGCTTTCAGTATGTCCTTTCATCTTTGAATCTACTCCAATGACGCCATTTTCAAGTGCAAATGGGGGTAAATATTCAGTGGCATCAGAATCTGTACTTGAAGGATTAGAAAAATCATGCCATGTATTCATCGTCTGACAGTAATCATGGACAACTAGTGGCTCATTATTCACGACTTGATCAGTACTGTCAGGATCAACCTCACTACCTAGATAAAGATAATCCTCACTACCCAAATCAGCAATTCCTATCTTGGTTATATCGGTTTGAGGGTGCAAAATAAAAGTTGGAAAACTTTCGGCAGTGGAATCGGCATCATGCAATGTCACAGTATTGTCTGAATTAATAGTCACTAAAGTACTGTCAGGTAAATTAGTGATTTCATTAATTACCTGGTCAAAACCGGACGCCTCAATCTTAGCAATCTGTAGATCATAGATTTGGATTTTGGCACCGCCAGAAACCTGGTCAAATGAAAGAAATGATGACTGCCCAGCTGTTACAGCTGCCCACTTAATAGTGGTAGTCTGTTTTCCACTGGCAGTGGTCACAGTTACCGTGGACAAATCTGTGTAAGTAATTATGCCATCATCATCCACAATTCCCCTACGAATTTTAAACATACCAGTAATATCACTAGCCGACCAGCTATATCGAAGCGACATCGTACCGTTCCAAATATCAGCATCCACATCTAACTCATAAAGCTTGACAATCTGTCCAGCAGTACCACTGGATGTAAAGGTTTCTCCAGCACCAATGGCTAAATTACGTGGGCCAATTTGATACTGCCGCATTGGTCCGTATGCCCGAGGGTCAGAACAAGTGAATGGCACTGTAAAAGTTCCTTGGTACAAAGAGTCTGTAACATCAAAGCTAGCGCTAACGTGAGCATACCAAGTCCAGTTTGGCAAAAAGTCAATGGTAAACGCTACTTCCTCACCATTTTCAGGCATCAGCCATGCCCAAATATCATGTAATCGTTTGTACTTCTCTTGATATGATCCAGCGCCAACTAGACGGAAGGTAACGTTAATGGTTTTACTTTGAATATCCGTTCCTTGATACAGGTCACCAATCATGGGCTGAATGTCAGTATTGGCATCATTTAAGGTTGGCATTGGATCACTAATTGAGCTTACTCGTAAACCAAAGTCTCGACTATGAATACCATTAAAAGTGATACCCAGTTCATTATTACTAATTCCATCAATAATCAACGTGTTACCGTCCTTCCTGCCCAAAAGGCGTCATTTTTAGTCTTGCTAGTTGTATCTTTACGAATAACATTACCAACTTTTTGCACACCTAAATAGACATTTCCTTGCGTAGCTGCCGATTTCAAAACATGAGTAAGTTCTTTCAAGGAACCGTCATTAGATCCATTTAGGCTACCAGTCTCGGCAACTTGGCGATTCATACTTGCTTGCCCAAAAGCGGTTTGTTGGGAAATTTTTAATAAATTAGCGTACAACCCGTGAGGGTCTTGTTTTGCCCGTTCACTAATCGACTGTGAAAGTAATCCATCAGCAGTTGGCTGAGCTTCATTGACAATAGTTTCATGTGGATGTGTAGGGTCGTCGCCAAGTAGTGCATGTGTAAGCCGATCAACGACACCACCAGTTGCAAAACGACGATGACCACTTGGTGCCCAACCACGATTCCACATCAAATCGTTATACCAGTTCGAATCGTTAAATAACGCTAGTAGTTGATCATAACCATTAGCACGATTTCCGTGGCCTTTAACCGCATAATATCGGAACGTTTGTCCAATAAATTGGAGTAACCCTTGAGCAGGGTCAACACCAGTATTGACATCCACATAGCCATGTTGGAACACTGTTGGGTTCCCACCAGATTCATGGTTAATAGTATTGAGAATCTTCTTAATACCATCTTCAGGCATAGATACATGCATGGCGGCAGCGGCCCGCTTGATATACGGTATCCACCGCGTTACACCAGCACCGCCTGGATTTCCAGCACCTTCAATGGCTAATTTTTTCAACCAATCAGTTTGATTTTTTTCAAAAGTCTTGGCGGCACCTCCAATAGTAGATCCTTGAGTACCGCTGAAACCACTACTATCAAAAGTACCATCAATAAGCTTTTTCCAATTTTTGATAGGATGTGACAAAAAGTCAGTTACATCTTTAAACGCGTTCTTTATCCAGCTGGTCACATTGCCAACTAGACTACCATTTGCAAAATGTTTAAGTCCAAGCACAGGGGCCATCATTTGAGACTGCTCCGCATTTAATACCTCGTCACCTGGAACTAGCTCACGAATAACATTTTGGCCTTGAATTGGTTCTGCTTTCCCATTTTGGTGCAAAATAATTTCTTGATTATTTCCGTTAACTTTAGGTCCATCATTGACCATAGAATGAGTTAAGCGGCCAATACTTCTACCTAATGTACCGGTAGCAAAATGATAAGTTAAGTCCGGCGCAGAAATCTTAGTGTGCTTATCTGAGCCGCCAAGTGCTTTACTCAACGTTCCACTGGCCGTACTTGCAGAATTAAAATTACCAGCCGTCTTTTGAGCAATCTTAGCTGAATTTCCTAATGGGTATTTAGCACTAGCTGCTAAACCATCAGCAAACGTTTCCGACACGGTTTTCCCGTTTGAATATGGCTTACCTTTTTGACCAGGATTCATTCGCTTGTCAACACCACTCGACAAGTCATGTGCATTGCCAAATATTGCACCGAAATTATCTTTAAAACCAGTATTGTAGGTATGGGAAGTTTTGCTACCGTTACTTTTCAAACTAATATTGGTTTTATTCTTCAATAATTTTTGAAGGTCATTCAGGTATTCATTAGTAGTGATTTGACCAGTTTTATACATTTTATTTAACCCGGCCATAGTTGTTTTACCATGACCTTTGACATCAATTTTGGTTTTATTGCCCACGAGTTTCTGCAAAGCCCGCATTTGCTTTTCAGCTTCTGGCAAGCCTAGCTTATATCCCTCGGCCAATGATTTGAGCGTTTTCTTGCCAACCTTTGATAGATCCTTATTGTAAATACTATCTAGGTCTTTCTTGAACCGTTTTGATAGATCGCTCTTGTTAATAATTCCTGATTTCAAGCCAGCACGTAAGGTAGCTAGATCATTTTTACCCAGCTTAGATAAGTCTTTCTTAAATAACACATTATATTCATTACCAAACTTCTTCTTCATCATTGAGTCTGAGATGGTTCCTGATTTCAGGCCTTGACGTAAAAGTTTAATATCATCCTTACCTAATTTAGTTAACCCTTTAGACGGGAATAAATTCATAATCGACGAACCAAACTTTGACTTTAAAGACTTAAGGCTAATAACACCAGCGTTCAATCCAGACTTGAACATAGCAACTTGTTTACTACCGTTTCGTTGAAGCTTTTTTCCTGAGCTATCTAGCTGTTCCTGGAAATATACCCGCGCCATTTCGTAGCCCTTTTTTGACCCAGATTTAAATTCCTTCCAAAAATCAGCTCCTGTATGCTGCCCATATTTACCAAAATCAATCTTTTTAGTAGTGTTGGTTATGTCTATACCCCACTTTTTAATTTCAGCACGGGCCGCTGTGCTCCCCTTTCTGGAAAGACCTTTGGCAAAAGCTGTAGATTGCTTCTCAGCAGCTTTTTCGGTAGCATTTGCGGTTTTATTCGTCTGTGCAATTAATTCTGCAGCATCCACCTTTGCTTGGGCAACAGCAACTTTACGACTGTGACCAGCGCTTTCGTAAGCGGCAGTTTGATCTTTAACATACTTTCGCATAGTTGCAGACGAATTAGCATTGCGCTTCAAGTCAGATTTGATTGTTTTAGCATTTATATCTTCCGTCTCAGCTAACCATTGCTTTTGTGTTAGATAGTAATTGCCCTTTAGTGATTTATATTCAAGCTGACCATTTTTGCCGAGTTTAGTATCCTGGGTGTACATCAGCTTTTCAGCATCAAGATATTTATCATTTAACTTTTTAGTTTCAGCAATCCACTCTTTACGAGTTTCATAGGTACCATTTAGTAAGGACTTATAGCCCTTACCATACAGTTTATCCATTAGCCCATTATATGCAGAAGAAATACTAGTACCACTATATAAGTCATCAGTACCTGTATTCTGATAATGTTTATTCAACTCATTTTGAGTTGCCTGACGCTTTAATAAAGCTTTAGCAACAACACTTTCTTCTTGCGCAGTAAAACGAGCGATACGAGCCTGATACTCAGCACCATTAATCAATCCTTGGTCATACAGCTTCTTGGCTTCAGCTTTATTGGAAGCAACGAATGACCGTACTTTTTTTAATGACGAAGCATAATAATCATCTGCTTGGCGGCTCAATTCTTTATATTTACCAGCACTTAATTTAGAATTGCTTGAAGCATATTCTTTCATAAGACTTTCTTGGTCTTCCTCAGAACGAGCCAAACCAGACGTATAGTAAGCCAAAGTATCATTAGCTTTGTTATATGCTTCTTGTTGTGCTGCTGTCATCTTAGACAAGTCACCACCGGTATTTTTAACAATTTTTTGAATTGTTGCATTGGCAGCTTGCACCTTTTTAACAGCTTTATTAGCATCTTGTTGTGTGGAGTCATATGACAAGTTGCTCTTAACAGCTCCTAAACCAGTCAGAGAACTGTTTAAGTTTGTTTTAGCCTCACTGGCCTCTGTTCTGATTTTTCCAACTAAAGTCCGCGTAATATTAGTGTACTTTGTGGCAATATCTGAAGAAAGCTTTTTAGCGTCCCGACCAGTAGCCGTATCCATCTCAGCCATATCACCTTTGATTGCCTGAAACTGACCATTGATACTTCCTACCGCTTTTGCAGTACTACTGGATATATGAACACCATAATTTTCGAAGCGTGCTTGTGATTTTTGGACGCTCTCACCTAGTTCATCACTGTATTTTTTTGCACGATACAGGCCATAACCTGCAGCACCAATAGCTACAATTGCGGCTCCTACCGCTAACAAACCTGGCACACTCAATGCTGCTCCACTCAAAAGTCCGGTAGATCCAAATACCCTACTTGCAATTCTAGCTAACAGACCAGTCTTCGTTGTAACTGTTTCAGTCGCTTTTGCCGCCGATTCCTCTGCGGCTGAAGCTGCCACTGCACCACCCTTTAACAATCCAAATGTTGATGCAATTCCTTTAATACTGTTGGTGAATGCAGCTGCCTTCTTAATAGCAAAAACCGCAAGTAAGGCCTGAGTAACCGTTTTTACGGCTTCTTTATTATTGGCCATGGTTCTAGTTAAATCATCCAATGCTTTCAACGGATCCTTGGCTTCATTCGCATTGGAACCAATTAATCCAAAGGCTTTACCAATATTAGTAATAATGATGCCAAACGTGGTCCAAACTGTACGACCAACGATGCCCGCAATTTGGCCCAAGTTACCAATCAAGTCAATAATTGTATCTTTGTGTTGATTTAAGTATTTAATAACTTTTACAACTGCACCAGTTACCACACTAATTGCATCAGAGGCTAATGCCGCATACTTTTTCATCATGTTATCGCTTAACAGGTTACGCATGTCCGTTAGCATACTCTTGTTCATGTTAAAAGCAGTCTTGGTAATGTCACCAGTCAGCACTTGCCAACGTGATTTTAGGTACATAGTCATCCCTAAAAACGAGGTCATTGCTTCTTTAGTACCGCCTTGATACTTTTTTCCAAGATAATCTAGTGCTTGTTCAAACTGTTTTGCAGACAATTTGCCAGCAGCAGACATGGCATACAACTGCTTCATAGATTTACCGGTCGCCTTTTGCAATGCTTCACCAAACATTGGGAAGCGGTTGATCATAGTGGACATGTCTTCTGCGCTTGCTTTACCACCAGCAACAATCTTTGCAAATTGTTCTCCGGATTCAGCCAAAGCGTCATTGCTCATATGCAAAGTAGACCCTAGTGCAACAAATGCTTTTGTCCAACGCTCGGTTTCGGATACACTTGAATGGACATGATAAAATGACTGTGCCATTTTGTTAACAGTATCAGCGGCATAAATAGAATGTTGAGAAATGCTATTAATATAATCAATAAGCTTTTGACCATCTCTTGGTGCTTCTGAGGTAAGCGACTTCCAAACAGTTCGCATTGTATCTTGCTCTTTATTATAAGCAAGGCCCGTTTTTACTAAACTTTCGAGGCCATTTTTCATCGCATAAATTCCGCTCATTACTGCATTACTGATAAATGTCCCTTCAATAATATCTTTTAGCCGTGACGTTGACTTCCGTGCACGATCCATATCGTTCGTAGTCTCTTTTGCTTTTTTATCAGCATCGCCACTCAAGTTTGCTCTAAGATTGATTTTTTTTGAGGTTAATTCCTCTGCTTCTTTTTTAGTCTGTTTTAAATCTCTTTGAGCATTTCCAGTCACTTCAGACTTTATTTTTAGTCCAGTTTGGTTGACTTTCTTTTCATCATTAAATATTTCTTTGATCTCTTTAGAAGCGTTGCCTTTAACCTCAGTCTCAATTTTTGCATGCTTAGTCCCAGTAATTTCTTCATACCATTTTAATACAGACTTATACGACTTTTTTACAGGATCAGTGTCAAGCTGCAGTTTAGTTTGTTTATCTAGGGCCTTATCAATCTTCGATTTACCACTCGTAACGTCTTCAATTGCCTTGTTCATGTTCTTCTTAGTATTAGTGCTAATATTGTCACCCGCACCATCACCTACTGAACCAAGCTTTTCTTTAGCAGACTTAGCTGCTTTTTCAACAGTTGATAGAAAATTAGCATCTTTCCCATTTAAAACGATTGTTACTGTTCCGTCGGCTTGAGCCATTCTTTTTCCTCCTTTCTTTTATCGTCTAGCGCTTGTAATCTTTCCAGCAAACTCGTTTTTAACGCAAACCGTCGCTTTAAGGCTAATTGCCGTGTATATTCAAGATTAGCATCACGATCATTAGCTGGGGGCGGTGTTATTTCACGTTGCCTAATAGTGATAATCTGACTAAATTGGCAATTTTCTGGCAAGCCAAATAATAGGGCTTGAAACTTTACCCAATGTAATTTCCCACGTTCATCCCAAAGATCAATATTATAGACTTGTTTAAATGATGCATAGATAGCCATGGAATCTTGCTCAAAGTCATAATATTTGGGGTTATTGTGGATTGGCAAAGGCTCACCCGTAATATCTACATGGTTGTCATCTGCCACGCTATATGGTGACCAATTAATATATGCAATCAATTCACTAAGCAATCGATATATTTGTTTTTGTGTTAGTCTTCCTGCATCAAGTTGCGCTTCTGGTACTAATAAAAAGAACGCCGCTAATACGCGACGTTCCGTTAGATAATTTGGATCAATTAGATTAAAAAAGCTTATTACATTATCGAAAGTTAAATTAACATTGTACTCATATTTTCCAAAAACAATACCTGTTAGCAGATCATTATTCAGTGTCTTCGTTGGCATCATGATTGTCACCAACCAATGTGATGCCTGCAGCTTTAAAAGCATCACCAGTGGCTTTGTCCATTTTTGACTGAATATTGACATCCTGTTGCTTAACCAAGGCAACTATTTTTTCAAAAAAAGTACTTAGTGCCGTTGTTGTAACCACTGTTTTGGCAATTAGTTTTCCAGCCTCTACTTCATCTCCATTTTGATTAAGAAAAACGGAATCAAAGAAGTCGATAAACAAGTTTCGCATATCAGTATCTGCATTTTTCCTGTCTTGTTCAATTTCTTCGCTATGCTTGGAAAAATTAGTTAACAGCTTACTGGTATTGGATTCAGAACCAATATTATCAATTGTCTTAAGTAATTTATCATATTTACTTAACAATGCTAATCGCTTATTTTCAGTATAAACAATTAAATCCATCAACGTATCGTGGGATTTTAAGAATAATTTTTTGCCAGAAATATCAAAATCAATATCATTAGACGGATCTCCGAAATCTGTTAATTTAATAGTACTCATGTTTAATCAATTCCTTTCTTTTTTATGTACATGCCGCCCCTAATGGTATTGTGTGTTTACTAGGCGACATCATTGCCCTTATTGACCAGAAGCTTTTGTAACTGTGACCGTGAGTGTGGCAGCAATTGATGAGTTTGACTTGACAAACCCTTGTAAAATTGTTTGTCCTTCTGCAACACCGGTAACCTTACCGGTATCATCAACAGTGGCAATCTTATTATCTCCGGTTGACCAATCAATGGTGTTATTAGAGGCGTATTCTGGTACTAATGCTGCCGTAACCTGCTGAGTTGCTCCTACGGCAATGGAAACTGTTTCGGGTGATAGCGTCAAACCAGTTACCTGACATTCAACTGAGCCATCGTTATGAATAACGTATGGCATCCCGTCAACAGTCAATGTGAAACTAAAAGGTGAGGTGGCATTGACTGCTCCTGACCATGACAAAGGTGTGGTAATAACTGCCTTAAAAATACGAATGGTTTGATCGGGGTCAATAATAACAGCCAAGGTTTCCAATTCACTTGATAATTTTGAAAACTTGTCACGAATAAAGTCTTGCGCATCATCACCGGCATATGAATTCCCCGTAAAAGCATAAGTGATAGCCTTAGCAGATACATTTGATTTTTGAAAGCCAGCATCTAACATATCAGATTCAGTATCTACTGTTTCTGAAGCCGCTGGAGTAACTTCCGTGATGCCCTTTCCTAATCTCGCCATCTTCAATCCAGCTGGCCATGTTTCGGACAGTACATCCGAAGCCTTGATTCCGTAGAATTTTGATAAGTCAGTATTTCCGCTAACATCAATATAAGCCTTTGCGTTATAGCCATAAGTATGACGTTGTGTTAAGTTTGACAATTCTTTCACGCTCCTTAAATTTAATAATGTGTCACGATATTGACATTAATATCAATTGAAAAGTAATTCCAATTATCATCACTGCCTTGATATATCGGCAAAGTCACTGTCGGTTTATCGTTAATTTCGTAGGTGCCATTTGCTGATACTAGATCATCGAATTTTTCAGCAATATAAGCGGCAAATTGATTCAGCACTGAAATTCCATTAGCTTGCGTTTTATACGTAAGCTCGTAGGTCAATGTTCGTTCGGTATTACCAAGCATATCAATAGACCCAATTTGTTCACCGGCCATATGTTCTAGGCCCATGGACTCTCCTGTTTCTGGATAACTGGCATAAAAAGGAATAGGCGGGTTCAACCCAGAAGGGAAAGCTTTGATTGCATCATAGATGCTTTCAAGAATATCAGTTGCAGTTTGCAAACTAGTTGCCATTGTTTAAAATCCCCTTTTTAAAAGTTTGTGTCCATTCATCCATGTGTAGCTGTTTACCTCGTAAGTCCCATCTTTTGCCAGTACCATCAGTCGTATAATGATGGACCAGATGCTGATTTCCGGATTGGTCGGTAATAATACCGTAGAATTGTGCTCTAGCATATTTAATCGCTGGGCCGCCATATGTGATTTTTGTGTTAGCCGCATCAATGAGACCAGATGAGCTAAGGTTAACCGATCCATCGCTTCTTTTAGGAACCAATGGACGCATATCACGTTTCATTAAATTCAAAGTGTCGCCTCGTGCTTGTTTCAGCTGTGAAGCACTCACCATCTTCTTAATGTTGGAAAGCTCAACATTGACATCAACTTGCATTAAACCACCTCCAATTCATAGCAAAATACCATGTCTCTGAATGGTTGCTTGATGATATTCACGTTAGCCACACTACGATAAACGGTGTCATCAATAATCTTCCACTCATCATCGCTATCCATTTTCGACAAATCTGGACAGGATACTGAATTACCAGCCGAATCGACGACCTTAACATAATCTGGATAAACCAAATAGACATCCAGATGCGTCAGCAGTTCTCCTTGAGACGACGTGTTTTTAATACTCTCGTGATCAATGCGAAGCTTTGTAAGCTGATATTGCTCATAGGTTGGCTGACCATACATGTCTTTACCTGTAACATGTGCAATGGTTACCTTGTCGGTCAGCATATCACGCATGCGTGGGGTTAATTTAGTTTTCCTGGCCATCTAAACACCTCGATAAAGCAGTCCTGTCGGGACTAACTGGCGGTAAGCATCAGCCGAAATATAACCATCAGATGAACCGCCATTTGATATTGGCGTGCTCCCATAGTTGATAGAAGTTCGCCCCATAGTAATGCTTTGGGCTTCATTTTCAGCCTGGTCTTGTGTCAACGTTTCGCTCTCAAACTGATTAATAGTTTGCAAAGCCACCGCTTGTTTAAATTTAGTGACCCTAAACGTATCGGTATCAGTAGCTAAATCATGATATTCATAAAAGCTCATGGTTAGTTCATTGATTACTTGTTCGGCAAACCACTCATACTTATCGAAATCCGCTTCTGCAATCGATGGGTCCGCAAATGGTAATGCTTGAAACTCACTGTAAGTTAAATAGGCCATTGGGATCACTTCCAATTTTCTTTTAGTAGACCGTACAAATCATCCTTTAGGGTTACACCAGGATAATCAACACCTAAATCATCTAAATACGCTTTGATATCGGCAATAGTCACGTCCGATTCGGCCGGCAAACTAGTTGGTAACGGCTCCGCTGTGGAAGCCGCTGTTAGTTTCCCGTATTACCTGTAGTAGTTGCTACAGTTGCACCTGGCACGAACATTGGATCTAATTGTGCTTTGTAAGCTACAACTTGAATGTTTCGCGGATCAATACCATCGACAACTTCCCAGGTTGTCGATGCTGCTAATTCTGCGTCAGATACAGCATTAGCAATAGCGGGTGAAAAGTCTGATTTGACACTCGTCCCTTGAACGTGAATCGTTCCAATTCGTTTTTGAACAATTGCGTCTTGACCACCACTTTTTAGGGCATCACGCTGTGTTTCAGTTGATTTCATGACAGTTGAATATGAAACTGCGCCAGATCCGAAGACATATGCAGTTGTTGTTGGCTTAGTCTTGTCAGTCAAATCTGTTTCAATGTCATCATCCAAAACAATACGTAATCCGTTATATGCCGTAAACGGCGTAGCCCCATTTTGTGGCTGGATCGTTTCAATCAAGCCTTGCGACTTCATCATTGAATACGTTGCTGAATTAACTGCAATGGAGCCAAATGTAGTATCTTGCAAATCACCCATTAAACCAATGGCTGCTAAGAAACCTTTGGGACCGAATTGCGCATCTGTTGGTGACTTAACCGTTTGATCAAATAGCTTAGCTGCTGCGATGTCAGTATTGCCAAAAATACCTTTAAGAACTTGCAACAGTAGCTTTTGGTCTTGCCGTACCCAGAACTGTGCAAAACGATTACCAATCTGCTCTTGCACCGGTGCGCCAGAAATTAGAGTCGTTAAGTCTGTGTACCCAAATGCTTTGTCACGGTAGAACTTAATGCCTTCTTGCTTACCAGAAGTTAAGCTATTGACAGCAATGTCTTGACCATCAACCCAATTATCTGCATCACCAGATAAATCATTAATAAATGGAACACTGATTCGTGAACCAGCTTGTGTCAATTGTGGGCCTAACGCCGTGTCAGGCGTTAAAATACCTGATTGAACAAATCGATTAGTTTTAATAATATTGTTAGTAACATACCGTCCAAGAACAGCAGGGACAATCATGTCCGATAAGTTTGTATATGCCATTTATGGCACCTCCTATTTAGTTTCGTAATTCATTTTTTCCCACGTGTCTGGATCACGACGATACAATTCATTTTGTTCAGCCATTGTCATCTCATCAAGTGTTTTTGCGGGTAATGGGCCGCCTTTAGGCTGACCAGGAACAACGTGACCTTTGGGCTTACTGCCCTCATCTATTGAATCATCCTTGAATAAGTAAGCTTTACTTTCCTTCAAGGCAGCAACTTGTTCGTCTAAACCTTTGACTTTTCCATCATCATCCAGCTTGACAATGCTCATATCTAATTGGTTCATCAAATCGTTAGGATCATGCACATTGGCGTTAATCAAAGCCAGTTTAACCGCATTGTCCGTTTGCGCCTTTGTGAGTTTGTTGCTCCATTCTTCATCCCTACTCTTTGAATCAGCCTGTAACTGTGCAATCTGATCTTTGAGTTTTTGACTAGTCCCGGCTTCATCACCAAGCTTAGAAATACTATCGTCACGTTCCTTAACTTTCGAAGCAAGTGCTTCATTTTCAGATGTTAAATTGGTAACCTTGCTTTGCAACTCAGTTAATTCGCTGTGTGTTTTACCGTACTCCGACATAACTTTCTCCAGGTTATCACCTTCAATACCTAATTCTTTTAAAAATTCGCGTGTTAACGCCATAGTGCAATACCCCTTTCGTTTTTTTACGAGGCAACGACCTCGAATAATTTGATTGCAATACAAAAAGCAGTTTAACGGCATGCTTGGGCCGAGTATTACTTAACAATTTGTTCACGTTGATATTGACGAACCAAGCCATCGTGACTATTAACATATTGCCTAGTAGCCGCCTGCTGGGTTCGTATCAGCGCCTTATAATGCGTTTGTGCGTCTTCGTCGCCTAATTCCTTGGCTGATTGTAAAGCGAGCTTAGACTTGCGGATAGCCCGTTCTAAGCGACGCTGATTTTGCACAAGCTTTTCCTGTTTAATCGCATCACTAGGTTTTACCGTTTGCTTAGTTTCTTCCATATCTCTAGGATTGAAAATGGTGAAGTCAGTGTGCCGACAATTAATGCCAAGCGCCCCACCAGCTTTACCATAGTTATGATTATAAATTGTGTCGTACTTGTCATCATAGTCCGGATCACTCGCAGGAACAGTATTGACAACCTTACCTTGCATTCGGGCACAGTCTTCACGAGCGGCCGCAAATTCGGGATAAACAATCAAATGATAATTGTATTCATCCATGCGTGATTTAACCGTCTCTGCATAAGCTTTAGGAACAGCGGTATTAATCACCATGTTGGCATAAGTTTCGACATTCCAATTTCGACCGGCCTTATCAATCAGGTTAGTTTTCAACCCATTGTCCTGCCACCGATAAATCGTATCAGCCAAGGCTTTTGGGGGTTCCTGAGTGCCAGTCAATATCTTGGCTACCGTATTTTGTAAAATGTCACGATAGGCCTGGGCCTGCGCTGAGGTCGCAGTATTTCTGGTGAGTAACGTTTCATTTATCTTATTATCAAGGCTATCATTGGCCATTTTGGCATAATTTTTCATCAGATAATCAATCTCACTAGTTGGCTTAGGCTCTTTGCCGGTTACTTCAATAAGTTCTTTTTCCGTCGTCGCTTTAATATTGGACCCAATACTAACCATAATCTGACTAACAATCTGATGAGACTTGTTAACATGACTAGCAATTTGCTTGATTGTTTGATCGTTAAAATCCCCTAACTCAGCTAACCTTTTAACTTGCCAAGCCAACACGTTATCACTATTGAGTTTACTCAAATCATCCTTATTTAATCGTTCAATGATATTCTTAATAACCTGCGCTTGGATGGTATCATATTCGCCTTGTAATATACTGACTGCTTTATCAACTCTGCTCATAAATCATCAGCCTCTATTCACTGCTAGAATTATTGCCAAATAAGTCAGTTATATCAGGTGTTTTCGAAGCCATTGCACCGACACTTTCCTTTAAAATCTGCTGATATTCCTTTTCAGCCTTGTCCAATGGAATATCTTGCAACTTGGCAATTGCCTTAACCTTTGACATCAAGCCCGCATTAGTCAGTCCCTCGATATACGTTGCCTGTGATGCTTTGTCTGTAAACACGCCATCATCGTAATTGGTCTCAATATCTAAGTCGTCGTAATCCACAACACTATTATCCAAAGGTGTCACACCATTAGGAAAATACTGTGGCGTTGTTGCAATCTCGATAATCGCATGAATTAACTGATTAATAAACTGATCAATCATGGTTAGGTAACTACTCCGAGTTTGATAAGTTAAGCTGTTCTCTGAAACAACTTGTGTGGCTGTAACACTACTACCTTTACCAGCCGTATCATAACTAAATGTTCCCGAACTCAATCCACTTTCCATTTCAAATCGGTGAATGAACTCGGTAATAGCTGAATTCAGTTGGTCAACCCTCAAATCACGGGTAATATCTACCGGTTTGAAATCATCAGCTTGTGAGTTTGCAGAAACAAATACATCAGTGTCGTCGTCAACCATAGATTGGTCTTCTACATCACCATTACGATTACGTCGATGAGCTGTTTTAACCATTTCAGGTGGGACGATAACTTGCCGCTTACCAGTGATGATTTCCCAATGTAATGCATCATAAGTATCATTGATTGCTTCCAATGTTCGCAGCGAATTATCAATCACGCCTAATCCGGTTGAACTATCTAAATTCCGATTATTGAAACCTGGTGTTTTAAAAACCGCAAACTCGGGATAGATTCTATCAGCCACCACAGTTTGTGGCTCTAAATTAGGATATTGCATTGCTAATGGCACTTGATCGCCAATCACATCAACTGACCCCGAACGGTAAAGCTCATTACTAATCACGTACTGACCACCAGCATCCCATTGATGAAATTCTAATAACGTGTACCAGATTGGTGTATGTTGCTCTGTTACTTGCGTACGAGTTGCTAAGCAAATTTCTTTCATACCATTACTACTTGAGCGCAATGGATAAGCTTGATCAGCCCGAGACCATGCTACCTTAATGTTGTAATTATCGTTTGTATCGACATAAGGCCGTGCTACCATATAACCCAAAGCAGTACCATGTTCAATGTTTGATTCCAATTGATTTTGAAAATCAGAATTGGTTAACACGCCCTTAATATAATCATTAACTACTTCCGCATCATTAGACTTTCCTACATCTTCGCCATCACCCTGGTTTGCTAATGAACCAATTTCAACGGTAAATTTTTCATTTACACATAATGATGCTATACGTCGCGATGCTACCTTTGACAAATTTAATGTGTACTTATCGCGGGTTTTCGGTTCACCTTTTGATGTAAGATAATTAGTTACAAGATGGTCACCAGTATAAATATTAATTGCATGCAACAATCGCCGGTATTCTTCTGCAGTAATAGCAACGCGATCATCATCCCAAATATGTGTCATTGATTTAGCCCCAATCATTTTATCACCTGCCTTAATCAAAAAATTGGCTACTTTTGACAATAACCCCATTTGCTCACCACCTTAGAATTGAAGATTAAAGTCACGCTTACTGTCTTGAATGATGTACATAAAAGCATCAACCGAATGGTCAAATACTTTGATAGGTTCTGGCTTTTCACTTTCCAACGTTTTATCATCCCATTGATATTGTCGATGCTCTCTAAGAAATATCTTGTTATTGGCTGTCTTGCGAACGAATACCCGGCCTTGTGCCAAGATGTCTTGTACATTCGAAATCATTTGGAACTTCTTCGGTTTTGCTAAATGATGGTGCTTAACGCCAAAATCCTTGAACATCTGGTTTTCTAACGCAAAGTCAACCGAAGCACTATCACTGGTAAACTTCCGCGCATCCATTTGTAACTCATCTTGAATTCTGTTTTCAAAGTCATTAATATCCTTAGCCAAATCACTAGGCGCTTTTTTCTGTGGCTTATCAATTGGTGAATAATAATAAGTGTCGTAAACATAAAGTTTATCTTTATCAGTCAACACCACCGCTACTTCCGCTGTGGCTGAATGTTGAGCACCACTATCAAGGCCGAAATAAAGCGACACTGGTGTTTCATCAAACGGTATGCTATTCACCTGCTGAAATAGGCTGAATGAATAAATACTAGTGCCTAGCCCGATTGGTTCGCCAAGATACTGCCAACGGTAATAATCATTGTCGAACTTCTTTTTTCGCTCAATATCCTTCATGATTTGGCTAGTAATCAATCCCAACTTATCATCAAGGTAAGTTGAGGTATCAATGAAATAGTCTGGATCATCGAGCTTGCTAGTAGTCCATTCATTAACCCAAGCATATTGGTCACGCGGCGGATTATATGAATAAAATACTTTGACCTCATCAACATACTCCGATTTGTGCCGCAAGAATGTAACGTTATTATTTTCAACATCATCTTTATTAGCAAAGTTGGCTAATTCTTCATACCATAACGCAATAACATTCGGATCAGTGTTTGACTTTAATTTTTCCGGTTTATCAATACCATAAAACCAGAAATTAGAATCACTATACTTAAATTTTATATGCATTGGCGACCGATAAAAATCAAACCAATCTGTTACCCCGAACCAAGACATTGCCTGTACAATCTGCCCATAAACTGACTTGTAAACGCCATCTTGTGTTTTAGCAAAACATTCAATATTAGCAGGATGATTTTGTGTAACATGGTAAAGAAACATCTCAACTAACTTCATACTTATCGTCGAAGACTTAAAGCTGTTACGACCGCCGCGCAAGATAACATAGGGCCTGGGCGTCGTCCACATTTGTTTAAAATGTGGTTGAATCATCTTTTGAATATCGATCAAGTATCATCACCACCATAATCTTGTTCCCATGAATCAACGATGGTAAGCTCCGGTAGTGCGTTTCCTTGCTTAGCAGTCTTCGCTTGAATTTCAGCAATATCCGCTTCGGCCTCAGCTTTACGAATCTGAGCTTTGACAAGCTTATCATCGCCTGGATAGCGCTTGAGTATCTCCCGTGCAGCGGCAATCTTAGTCTTCAAATCAGCAGGAACATCAACTTTGCTTACACTAAACTGGGTCGCCACCACCTTGGTTTCTTTCTCTTCCCCTCTAGCTATACGGGTAAGTAGCTCAACGGCTTCTGTGGCGTCCATAATGCGCTTGGAAGCTATCTCGGCCATTCGCTCATCGATGTATTGCTTGATGTCAGGTTTTGTCAGGTTCTCCTGTCCAACTGAGCGGGCTGAACGTTTACTATACCCCGCTTTGCGAGCCGCATCAGCAGCATTACCAGACTTGATATACTCGTCAGCAAACCTCTGCTGTTTAGGCGTTAACTTTCGTTTCATTACATACCACCACACCTCCATTTTTAAACCCGCCGATTTCGACTGGTTTAGAATTAATCTAGCTCAATTGCTTAATTCGTTTTGACAAACAATAGCAACGTTTAAATAAATTAATTTGAATCCATGATTCAACGTAAGAATGATTATTCTCGTCGTATTTCGTTATATAATGATGTACCATTTGCTCAATTCCCTTTCTTTTCCAAGTTAAATCCATCGCCTTGTAAAGCTTGATATACCGGCTTAGTTTTATTTTCCAAACTAAAAGCGCCATGCTGTTTAGCACGACGCTTCTTATGCTCTGACCAATTGCATAAGTCATGTTCTATCTTACGGTCAATCGGCCATTGTAGGCCCTCAGGCGTCCGCTTAATACCCATTACGACCACCAGCCTTCATGACGGCCAATAATCAAACAAACCTCGGCGGCAACTGCCACCAAGATAATTATCCATGTTGACATCGCTGCCACCTCCCTGCATCTGTGTTGTTTTGTAATTACGACTTGATATAATTGAATAAAAAAGGAGAATTTTACTATGAGTGATATTCTTTCAAATGAGAATCGGGTAAATGCTATTAATGCTGCCAGCGTCCATAATTTAAAAGATGGGGTTTTTAATTGTCCGTTTTGTCACGCACTTCAAGCAGCGTACGATGCAATTTCTATGCACAGTTTTTCGTACAGCAATGGTTTACTCCATACTGTGGTTTACGTAACATGTCATGTATGTGGAGAAACCTCAATTTGTCTAGTTTCATCCTATCATCCAATAGTAGGCGATAAAATCGACTTCAATAGTACCGAATTTGCCGAGCAGTTGCTTTTCCCTACAGACGGAAGTAAAGATGCCCCTAGTCTAAATCCTGATATGCCAACGGACGCAGCCAAAACATACAAAGAGGCAGCAGATATTTTAGATAAATCACCACGGTCAGCCGTTGCTTTACTCCGGCTTGCTCTCCAACAATTGGTCGACTCACTAATTATCGGTTCCGGCAATCTTGATACAAAAATAGGCAAACTAGTTCAAAATGGCCTTTCCGTTCGTATCCAACAAATGCTAGACTCCATCAGAGTAATTGGGAACAATGCAGTACATCCTGGTCAAATAGACTTGAGCGACCATGATGATGCAAAACATATTGCGCTTTCCCTTTTTTCGATGATTAACGCAATCGTTCAATCAGAAATCACCGATCAACATTCCCTTGATGAGATTTACAAAATGATTCCCGATGGTCAAAAACAACACATCGATCAACGCGACTCCCATTAATATTTTTATGTATTTTAAAAGCGTCCTGCTGAGCAAGACGCTTCTTTTGTTTCAACCATTTATCCAGCCGAGCATCTGCTTGCACCCACTCTAGCGGCTCGTACCCGTATTTACTGTGTATCATTACTGCCATGACGTCACTCCTAAATTTATGTAAAATAAAAACGTCCCAAAGGACGTTAACTATTTGTATAATCCTTTTTTAATATGTCTAGGTCATCTGACCAAACAAGTAGCTCATTATTGAAATGCATGGGTGGAGTTAACTCCAATTCTTTTCTATCTCCCCAGAGATTCATGTCTTTGACATTCTCTTTAAACTTTTTACCACGCTGGGTATACTCAGCATTGTAATACAACAGAATCAATTGTTCTTCACTTAATTGAGTGCGTAAGATGCCTATATACTTTTGTTGTTCATCAGCAGATCTTTCAAGAAGCAATTTAACAATTCTATGAACAGTTCTAAAAAATTTACCATATTTATTAAAATCTATAGCTGATTCAACAATCTCATCTTTATCTACTGAAGATAATTTAATCTTATTACCAGCTATATCAAGCCCTTTAGGTACAATTTCTTGTTTTTGAATACGCTCAGAGTTAGCACAAAAGAACACTCTATATGTTTTATCAAATTCATCTTCAGTTACACGGCCCTTAATGTTTTTAAATTTATCAATGGCAATTTGACAATCATTTTCTTTTATCACTTTCTCAGCGTAATCTGCCACTTCTTTTGTATTGAAATAATCAGTTCTTTTAGTCAGGAGCTTCTTTGTATTTTGATATTTAAATTTTTCTAAAAGTTTTTGTTCTTCAGTAACCCCCTTATTTCTCAAATTAAATGCTTCTAGAACCCGAAGTAATAATTGCAATAACTGAAAAAATAAATTTTCAAAGCTCTGCTTAGCATTACTCTTTCTTGTCGTCATAGTAACATAGGCATTTAATACTAATGCAAGGCTTGCAACAAATGCCGAAACACTAGCAGGATCCCATGACCACGATTTTACGACACTACATAACGCAATTAAATTCCAATTACTATACCTATCAATAAAAAATCCTAAAAAACCACTTAACAAGGCTACTAAAACCAATGTAACTATGATATGTTTCTTCATTTTTTTTATCATGCTTTAACTATACAAAAACTCCCGCTAAAAAGCGAGAGCAGTTTGAATGATTTTAGTTTGAGCAATCAAAGAAATTCGTGAGTATCTAGGCTGCTAAACTAATAAACTACACCGGCGGCAGAGAGGAGCGCATCACCCCTTATAAATCCGCCGGCAACGTAGCCTGCTGGACTCGAACCAGCGACAACCTGATTAACAGTCAGGCGCTCCACCAACTGAGCTAAGGCCACATGAATGCTAGACGTACAAGCTGGGGTGGCTTACCTAACATTCGATAATACTAATTTACTCCCCTTTTTGACTCATTTACCGGAATCAACACGGAAACTTGTCGGAATTTACTCGGAATTTTGTCGGAGTAAATTCAATCCTCGTCGTAGTGAGCAATAATCTCTGGCTCATACTTTTTAACGATCAGGTCTTCCACGCCATCCGGATATATCTCAGCGAACATTAACTGGGCTTGTTTCAAATACTTATTAAATGTTTTGTCGGAGATATTCAGGTTAATCATGCACTTAGTTTTTGAATACCGTTTAACATAGAGCAGCATTAATAGCTCTGAATATTTCTCCGTTTCTTCATCAATTGTGACAGCTTCAATGACCTTGACAACTAAATTAGCCATAAAATCATCGTTAGCTTTACTAACTTGCTTGTCTTCAATATGGTTGCCATAGCTAGGACTTTTAGGCATTCCGTCCATTGCTGGACTTTGCAGGTTGAAATTAACCCTGCGAGCCCGTAGTCGCCATTTCCAATAGTCCTTTAGCACCCGTTCCGCATTAGCAATTGTTCGTTCTTCATCCACGTCCTTAAAAATGCTATCCATCACTGCCACCCCTTGTTTTGACTGTGCTATAATTAATTTTGTAGGAATCAATCGTAGCGCGGTCAGCAATGGCAGCGCTTTTTATATGTTATACTGACAACGGTCATTCGAGTGGTCCTGTGACTAGTCGCCCTAGTAGGCGGCTTTTTGTTTACCCTCACGATTGCTCAACTCCATAATGTCAGCAATGAAGTCCTGGCCAATTTGTGCCTGTTGCTCAATTGTCAGTGCCGCGTTCATTTCCAGGTTGGCAACCGTGGCTTTCTCCCTGATTGCTTTGGCGTATTCGATGTCAGTCATGTTTTTCCTCCTGTTTACGTTTTTCGATAAAAGGTGTAGATATGAATACTTTTTCTAGAAACACTTTAAAATCAGCCTTTCAGTAGTTCCGGGTTCTCGTGCACGTTGCCAATAACCTTGATATTTTCAACACCAGCATTCATGATTTCAGACAACGCATTAGATGCATATAAATATGAATGGTATTTTAAGTCAAATGCTGGGTAATTGTATTTTATGCACCATTCAATTACATCGTTGTAGTAATTTCCGTCCTCGTTAAAAACTGATACAATATCCCCTTCATAGATATCCTTGCCGTTCACGTCTTTCAAGCCGGTATACTGTTCCAAAATTAAGCCGTCACCGTCATAAGAATATTCAGTTGAACCTTCTGAGCCTCTGTCATCTAAATAGCAATGAACTTGAGCACCCTCAATTGGGCCATCAAAGCTAATACGATAAACAACTAACATGCGTTTTTCTTGCTTGTCCCACGCTCTAAACTTAATCATCGTCGCCATCTCCTTGATTGGTTTCATTCCAGGATACTTTTCTTGTGGTACGGAACAGTCATAATTGACGTATTCTGACCCTTTTCTCTGAAATGTTTCGCGTCTTTTCTTGCGGCTTGTCTATTGGAATAGACAGCTGCCACATCACTATTAATCATCAATATATAAGCCAATTTCAGTCCTCCCCAAAACGCCCGCTTGCGTTCCTCGTTAGTTGGTTCCTTGATCAATATTTCCATAGTTAAAAACAATTGCTCCGTTCTCCTTACTACCAACTAGCTTTAAAGTCTGTCCTGATTTACGATTTAAAGATACGTCCATGACATGCCGAATGCTCTTACCCGTCCAATACACACCGGCTACTTTTTTAGATTTCTTCGGTTGACAAAAATGTCTAGATACCTTAGTTTCAGTATTTGTTCCCATAAAAGCGACTTTATGGTTCTTAATATCAACGTATAATTCTATGAATTGTGCAAATTTAAGTTCTCTGCAAAAGCCCCTATTAAACGTTACACTGCTATCTGTTACCTTAATTGTCGGTGTTGAACCCATACCATTAGTAGAACTCAGGTCAACCGGCTTAAATCCATTTAATATTGTCATTATTCTTCGCCCTCCATCGATTCTGCCATCGCCATAACCAGCGGGTAGTCTTCCCACGCTACTTCCGACTCATCTGCGTAGCCCATAGCCTCACAGGCCGCTTGTATGGCCCATGCTGGTATTTCAGCATCCATATCTAATCCCCCTTGTCATTCGGGTCAACGTCATACCAGCCCTTAGCGCACATAAGCTTCCAACGATAATCATCACTCTTAAGTACATGATTTAAGTGGTCACAACGCTTAAAAGCGGCACTATATTGTGCGTACATTTTGGGGTATTTTTCTATGACCTCGCCTTGAAAGGTCAGGACGACCATGTAGGCAACTACCGCTTCCTTACCCAATACCATTGATAAACTTGTCATCCTTGTTCAATCTCCTTAACCTCAATCTCAATTCTCGGCTGCCGGCCATAACGTTTACTAGCGACAATATCTGTTATCAGTGAGTCATCTTGCCAGTAAATACCGTGTAATGCGTCAAGAAACGACTTGATATAATTGTCTAAATCTGGCTTAACGACTGGTAAGTGTCTGCCGTCAATTCGGCGCTGCTTTTCGACCTTAGACAAGCTTTGTTGTACCGGTCGATAAAATACCAAGGTAACTGCCAAACTGCCTGACAACGGCTGATGTCGATACGTGAGCATGGCTTTCTCAGCGACAGCCTGCTTGAATTGCTTGACTGCTTTAGGATCATACAACCGAATCGATCGACCATAACGCGTGGCTCGCGGTCGTTGTTGCTGAACTGGCGTCAGCATGAAAGTATGCTTAATCATGTTTATTTTTCAGCCCCGGTACCCAACTAATGTAATAGCCATTAACGACCCCGTTAGACATACTGGCCTGTCTAATCGAAAACTCTGGGGCGTCAATCTTCTCGCATAATCGTGCCAGTGTTTGATAGGCGATCACTTCGTCAGGATTGTTATACTTCTCAGCACGCCAGTAACCGTTATTCAGTGGCAGGCTGTATTTGTGGACCAAATCCTTTACCCGCTTGAATTCAATTGCCGTACTTTCGGATATCTGTCTGAGAGAATGTTTGCCATGCTTATGTGCTTGCCGAATGGCTTTAATATCTTCACGTTCTCCCTGCTTCGGATCTTGTTTCATACTGGCTAGATATGTCGCATCGTCCCATGGCTTAGCTGTTTCCTCTTCAATAACTACTGGAAACTGCCACTCACCATGTTGATACTTTGCCAGTACCAAGCGATGTAGCTCTGGTTCATCGCCAGTAGCTAGCACCCTGTGCTCCTCATCAAACGTCTTGATTGCATACATCTGGAATACCTTCTTATTCCTTTGAAACCAACTTATTAACGCGCTCAGCCAGTTGCTTCCGTTGTTCATCGGTCAAGGACTTACCTGACTTAGGATTAGAATCCGTCTGAGAAGCATCACTTTGCGCCCACCTTGGCATAATTTCCTTACGGTGCGGCTTCGAATAACCACCCGGCTTATTAGCATTAGCCAACCGTTTATCGTGATCAGCGGTTGCTAGTTTAGCCTGTGCCAATGTCGTAATCTTTCGCTGCTGCCAACCCTTGATCACTGCACGCAAATATTTCAAAGCTCCCCGCGACTGCACATCGTGTTCACCAGAAATTTGAATGGCGTAAGCCACCAATTCAGGTTTAAACGTTGCAAGCCATTCATCAATTTCAGGACGAGCAACCCCGTTCGGAAATCCCCACAGGTTGGTCCAGTCGTTAATGACCTGCTCGCGTGTGACACCCACGTCATCATCATAAGAGTCAGTATCAGTCAAGTCAGGGTCAGTACTAGTAAGTTCTTTATGTCCTACTGGTTGACCTCCACCTTGCCCAACTAGTTGGCCTACTTCATCTAAACCAGTTGGCCTACTTTTATGACTTGTAGTTGGGTTACTGGTTGGGTAACCAGCTGACCTACTATATAGATTAATAATGCGATATTCAGGTGGTTTCACATTTTTCTTGCCTCTAACGTATTTAATTAGTCCTAGTTGCACTAATGAGTTGCGTGCTTTATCGAGGCCGGGTTCGGATAGTCCTGTAAGACTGAGTAATGCCGAATTTTTCATGCGAAACTGAACGTCCAACTTGCCTTCGTCGTTCGCATAGTCTAGTAACTCGCGATACAGATTATTTTGGCCGTTAGAGACACTCGCTTCATACATTTTAAAATTACGGTAGGCTCGTCGTTGTTTGAAGTAATCCAAATTCGTCCCTCCTTTACTAATGGGCCTTTCACCCACCTGGTGTATTCAGTCACTGCTGTTCAAGCCAATTCTGTTTAGTCAATCTATGAGTAAGTCGTCTGCACTAACGACGCTCTCTAACTTTTTGGTACTACGACAATAAGCACAATGTCCGCATTGGATAGGATCTGCTTCGCCTTTAATGACATC